GTTGCATGTGAAGCGGGCCGGGATTGACTGGGAGATCCTGTTCTACGGGATGGACGATCCGCGGGACGTCGAGGATCTGAAGTCGTTCGAGGCGAGCGACATTTACGTGAGCGAGGCGCGGTATATTGCGCGCGAGGTGTTGGTCGCGTGTGTGGAGCGCATTGGCCGGTATCCGCCGATGGAGGCGGGTGGGTGTACGGAGCCGCAGTTGATTTTCGACACGAACCCGCCGGATGCCGGGTCGTGGCTGGCGGTGATTTCGGGTCAGTCGCCGGTGCCGGAGGGGTTGTCTGCGGACGATCGCATGGCCTGGCAGATGCCGCAGGGCTGGGAGTTCTACTTGCAGCCTCCCGCGGTCGAGGAAGTGCGTGACGCTGGCGGGGTGGTGACGGGGTTTGTGGAGAGCCCGTGGGCTGAGAACCTGCGGTATCTGCCGCCGGGGTACTACGCGGAGAAGATCGCGGGCCGGACGCGGAGTGAGATCGAGAGCGAGCTTGGGAACAAGCCGGGGTCCACGCGCTCGGGCAAGCCCGTGTGGCCGCAGTTCCGGTCGGAGGTCCATGGGACGCAGGGGTTGGTGCCGATTGCTGGGCATCCGATCCTGGTGGGGGTGGATTTCGGGCGCACGCCGGCGGCTGCGATAGGACAGCATGTGTTCGGCCAGTGGCGGGTGATGAAGGAGATCGTCACCGAGAACATGGGTGCGCGGGCGTTTGCGCGCCTGCTGAAGCAGTCGTTGGCGTCGTGGTTTCCGGGGGTGGAGTACGCGGTGTGGGGCGATCCCGCGGGGGAGAACGACGAGCAGAGCGATGACATCTCGCCCTTCAAGGTGATGTGGGCTGAGGGGGTTAGGGTGCTTGCGGCGCCGGGGAACAACGACTGGGTGGTCCGGCGGGATGCGGTGGACGAGATGCTGCGGCGGATGGTGGACGGTCATCCGGCGTTTTTGCTTGACACGGCCGGGTGTCCTGTTCTAGCGGCTGCGATGGCGGGACAGTATGCCTATCCCCGGATGCAGACGGCGTTCGAGAGATATGCAGAGCGTCCTATGAAGAACAGGTTCTCGCATGTCGCAGATGCGGTTCAGTACCTGGTGCTGGGTGGTGGCGAGGGCCGGATGCTGATGCAGCGCGCGGGTGTTGCGGCTGCGCGTGAGCGGGCGATGGCGCGGCCCATGAGGGCGCCGGACTGGGACCCGTATGACATGAACCTGGGCGTTCAGTGGTGAGGGGGTCGTAGGATGGCAGTCCGGCTTGGTGGGACGGCGGATACCGCGGTCCAGGTGCGGACGGGGACGTTGTCCGCGTCGGGGGTGATGGCCTCGCCGTTCATTGACATGGGTGGTCGGTGGAACCTCTCGCTGTGGGGCACCTTCGTCGCGACGGTGCGGCTGGTGCGGTCGTTCGATGGCGGGACGGTGTGGATCCCGTGCACGCGGGCGGGTGACGTGGTGACGTGGTCCTCGCCATCGAGTGAGGTCATCGACGCGCCTGAGGGCAACGTGATCTACGCCCTGGACGTGATCTCGTACACGAGCGGCACCATTTCGTGGCGGGCTTCGCGGTGAGCGTGTTCGACGGCGACGGCGGCATCACGCGCGCGCAGGCGGCGGGGCTGCTGATCCCCGGCGGCGTGTATCGCAGCGCACAGCGGGTGGGGCTGCCGACCGCTGGCGGCTTGAATAGCGCCGCCGCCATTGCCGCAAACACCATGTATGCATGGCCGATCCCGATTGCTGCCGGCGTGACGCTGTCGGGTATGGCGTTGCAGGTGGGAACGGCAGTTGCCGGCGTGTCTGGAAAGTTGGGCTTGGCTCTGTCTGGCGCGGACGGGCGCCCCGGCACGTTGGTCGCGGAGGCGCCCACGCCCGTTGATATGAACAGCGCGGCGGCGGCTGAGTTGGTCGCGTCGTTTAGCGCCAATCAGACCGTGCCGGCCGGCATCGTGTGGGGGTTGTGCGTGTTCAACGGTCTTGCGCAGCCGGTCACGCTGTCTGCGTTTCAGGCGTCAAACATCTTCCTCGGCCATTTCCTCGGCGCGGCTTCGATCCAGAATTACACTCTTATCGGCACCGCTGGTCCGACCATTCGCCTGTCGCGCGCGCATACCTACGCGGACGCTTTCCCGGCGACGCTGACGGGCTGGACTACGGCCACGGCGAACGCGCCGCCTTCGTCGCCCGTTATGGTCGCTGTGGTCGCATGAGCACGATTATCTTCAACGCGGACGGGTCGCGGACGGTGATCGCGGATGCCGGTCCGCCGCCCGTTCCGTCCGAAGTCACCAACTTTCAGGCGCGCGCGGCGCTGCGTCGCGCCGGGTTGCTGGACACCGTCCACGCCGCGCTACAGGTGGCCGGCGGCGAGGCGTGGGACGCGTGGGAATACGCAAACCACCTCTACCGCAACGGCGCGCTGGTGCAGGCGTTCGCGGTGCAACTCGGTTTCACGGAGCAGCAAATCGACGACCTGTTTCGGGTCGCAGCGGGGATCGAAGCATGAGCACTCGGCTGACGAACGGGATCAAGCGCAGCGCCGCGGGCAATCTCAGCCGCCGCCGGTCGGGCTCGTTCACCTTCGACCGCGGCGCGACGCTGACGGGCACGGGCATCGCCTTCGCCTCGGGCAACACGATCACCGACACCGGCAACGGCCTCGCGGTGTTCCGCCTCGGGCAGACGATCGACATCAACGGCTCGCCGCTGAACTCGCGCTCGTACGTGGTGCAGACGAGCGCGGCGGGCACGCTGACGGTCACGCCGGCACTGCTTCAGAACGAGAGCGCCGGGGCGGTGATTTCGATCCGGGGCGCGGACTGATGGGTGGCCTGGTCGGTGGCGGCAAGCCGCCTCCTCCGCGCGCGCCCGAGCCTGTGTTCACGCCGGCGCCGACGCGCGACAGTGCGGAGGTGCAGGCCGACATGGTGGCCGAGCGCACGCGGCGCGTGAACGCCTCGGGCCGCACGTCCACGCTGCTGGCCGGGACGTCGGACGAGGTGCAGCCCGACCGCAAAAAGGTTCTGCTCGGTGGATGATGAGGTCAAGCTGATCCTGCGCCGTGCGGACGAACTCCGCGCGATCCGCCAGAATTTCGACTGGCACTGGCAGGAAGTGGCCGACTACATCCTGCCGTCGCGCGAGTTCACGCGCACGACCTCGCCGGGCCAGAAGCGCCTGACGCGCATCTTCAACACTCTGCCTGTTCTGGCCTGCGAACAACTGGCCGGCGGGCTGCACGGGATGCTGACGTCGCCGGCGCTGCGCTGGTTCCAGCTTCAGGTGCGCTCGCGCGACCTGCGCCAGGACGACGATGCGCAGCGGTGGTTCGCGGACACAACCGATCGGCTCTACGACCACTTCAACTCGCAGGAGGCCGGTTTCGCGACCGCGGCGCACGAGTTCTATCTCGACATCGCGGCGTTCGGCACGGCGGTCATGTACGTGCCCGATCTCGGCGACGCGGGCGCGGGCTTTCGGCCGACGCCGCTCGCCGAGTGCTATGTGAGCGAGAACGCGGCCGGTCGGATCGACACGCTGTTCCGGTGCTTCAAGCAGACGCGCCGGCAGGTGCTGGAACAGTGGCCGGACCTGTCTCATGCGGAGTTCCGCAAGGCGGCGAGCCAGCGGCCCGACGAGCATGTGGACATCATCCACGCGGTGCAGCCCGAGACGCAGCGCCGGCGGATGCCGTTCCGGTCGGTCTATGTCGTGCGCTCGCCCGAGATCGTGCTTGAGCGCGGCGGCTATCGCTCGTTCCCCTACGTGGTGGCGCGGTGGTCGAAGCGGTCGGGCGAGATTTACGGGAACTCCGCGGGGATGAACGCGCTGCCCGACGTGAAGTTGCTGAACAAGATCGAGGAGGTCACGCTCCGCGCCGGGCAGAAGGCGGTGGACCCGCCGCTGATGGTGCCGGACGACGGCTTCTTGAACCCCTTGGACACCCGGCCTGGCGGCGTGAACGTGTTCCGGTCGGGCATGGTGGGCGACGCCGATCGCATCGCGCCGCTGAACACGGGGTCGCGGCCGGACCTTGGCGAGATGATGGCCGAGCGTGCTGAGGCGCGGGTCAAGAGCACGTTCTACAGCGACTGGATGAACCTGCCGCGGCAGCCGAACATGACGGCGACGGAGGTCATCCAGCGCCGCGACGAGATGCTGCGGCTGCTCGGGCCGATGGTGTCGCGCCTGACGGCCGAGATGTTGGGGCCGATCATCGAGCGCACCTTCCGCATTCATCTTGAGAACGGGTTGCTCGCGCCGCTGCCGCCGCAACTGGCCGGCGCGGATTGGCGCATCGAGTACCTGTCGCCGCTGGCGATCTCGCAGAAGTCGAGCGATGCCGATGCGGTGCTGCGCTGGTTCACGGTGGCCTCGCAGATGGCGGCGGTCGATCCTTCGGTGCTGGATACGATGGACATGGGCGAGGCGGCCCGGTTCCTGGCTGATCGCTACAATGCGCCGCCGACGCTGATGCGGACGCGCGAGGAGGCTGCGGCGCGTGCGGCCGAGCGTCAGCAGGCCGAGCAGATGGCGCAGGGCGTGCAGATGGCCGACACGGCGGCGCGTGCGTTCAAGACGGGCGCGCAGGGCGTGGGTGAACTGGCGGCGGCCCAGGGGGCGGCGTGACCACGCGCCTCTGGCAGACGGGCGGCGATCGCCGCCGGCGCGCGAGCATGACGCCGCCCGAAGTGATGCAGGAGCAGGCCGCGCTTGCGCAGGCGTACCGGCACACCTTCGCGACCGAGCAGGGGCGCGTGGTGCTGGCCGATCTGCTGCGGCGCGCGGGCTTGATGCAGTCATCGTTCTCAGGCGATCCGTTGGAGACGGCCTATCGCGAGGGCCGGCGGCGCTTGGGTCTGGAGGTCGTCGAGGCCATCAACCGCGACCCGGATGCGGTGCTGGCGATGGTCACGAGCGGCGAGACGAGTTCCCTGTTCCCCGAACCCACAGGTGAGACATGAGCGAAGCAGCGACCGCGGCGCCTCCCGCCGCCCCTCCCCTTCTTGGCGGCGACGCGCCGGCCGCGCCCGCGGCGGCCCCGCCGCCCGACCCGCGGGACTGGCTTCCGGCCGAGTTCCGCACCGACAGCGCGTTCGAGCCGTTCAAGGACATCACGGCCCTCGCCAAGTCCTACCGCGACACGGCGAAGATGGTCGGCGCCGACAAGAATACGCTGCTGCGCCTGCCCAAGGACCCCGACGCGCCCGAGTGGGCCGACGTGTGGGCGAAGCTGGGGCGGCCCGAGGCGCCGGACGGCTACACGATCCCCGAGGATGCGGGCCTGACCGAGCAGCAGGTCGCGGCCTTTCGCGAGCAGGCGCACGCGATGGGGCTGCCGCAGCGCCAAGCCGAGGGCGTGGTCGCCTTCTACGCCAAGCAGCAGGCCGCGGCGCGCGAGGCGTTGCAGACGCAGGGCGTGACCGCGCTGACGGAGGAATGGGGCGCGGCGTTCGACGAGCGCGTGGGCGCAGCGCGCAAAGCCGCCGAGCTCTATGGCGGGCCGGAACTGATGCAGGTGCTCAAGGACACGGGCCTCGGCTACCACCCGGCGGTGGTTCGCGCCTTCGCGAAGCTGGGCATGGAGATCACCGAGCCGGGCGAACTGCGCGGCGGCAGCGGCGGTCGCGCGCCGGCGCGCCTGACGCCGGCAGATGCGCGGGCCGAAATGGGCAAGCTGCACCAGGACGAGGCGTGGTCGAAGGCATACTACAACCGCGACCACCCCGGTCACGCCGAAGCGGTGGCGCGCATGTCGGCCCTCACTGAGCAGGCATATCCTCCCACGGAGTGATTTTTTTCTTGACTTGCCCGACAGCGTAGGGTTTTCCTCCCATCGCTGTCGGAGCGGGGTGCGGGCTAAAGCCCGTCCGCAGGGCGACGCAGAGGGACGGCCCCCCTCGGAGTGGGCAAGGCGTGGGTCCGCGCGTCGCGGGTTGCTCAAGCCGGTCAGTGCAACGCACAGATCGGGGGCTATCCCGCAATGACTTCGCAGATCACAGTCGCGCAGAAGGTCCAGTTCGGCCAGAACTACCAGCACCTCGCGCAGCAGAAGATGTCGCGTCTCCGCAACGCCGTCATGGTGGAGAGCGGTGTCGTCGGCAAGCGTGTCTCCATCGACCAGATCGGCCCGACCGCGGCCCGCCGGCGCGTCACGCGCAACGGCGATACCGTACTGCTGGACGTCGGCCACACCCGCCGGTGGATCAACCTCTACGACTACGACTGGGCGACGATCGTCGATCAGCTCGACAAGCTGAAGACCATCGCGGACCCGACGAACCCCTACGCGCAGCAGTGCGCGATGGCGATGGGCCGCGCGATCGACGACGAAATCATCAACGCAGCCTTCGCGACCGCTGTCACCGGCGAGGAAGCCGGCAGCACCGAGGCGTGGGGCACCAACGTCGTGGCTGTGAACTCGTGGGCCTTCGGCACGGGCTCGGGCAACGCGGGCCTGACCGTCTCCAAGGTCATCGAAGCGAAGGTGCTGCTCGATGAGGGCGACACCGACCCCGACGAGGAGCGGTACTTCGCGTGCTCGGGCGAGCAGATCGGCAACCTCCTCGCCACGACGGAGGCGACCAGCGCCGACTACTCCAATGTGAAGGCGCTGGCCGAAGGCCGCATGGACACGTTCTGCGGGTTCAAGTTCATCCGCACGCAGCGCCTGCTTCAGGTGTCCGGCCAGGATTTCCGCCGCTGCATCGCCTGGTGCAAGTCCGGCCTGGCGCTCGCGATCGGCGCCGAGCCGCGCACCGAGATCGGCCCGCGCGCGGACAAGAACTACGCCACCCAGATTTTCGGCGAGATGCGGATCGGGGCCTCGCGCACCGAAATCGCGAAGGTCGTCGAAGTCATCTGCGACGAAGTCTGAGGAGACCGGCACATGCCCTTCGAGCTTGCGAATACCCTCGCTGCCGGTTCCCTCGCGAACCCGGCGCTCATCGACGCCTCGCTGTCCTCGGGCCGCATCCGGCACCAGTCGGCGATCTTCACCTGCGCGTCGGATGCGGTCGGCACCTACACGGCGCCCATCGTGCTGCCGCGCTTCTCGCGCGTGCTGTTCGGCTACATGAACGCCTCCGTCACCATGGGCGGCACGGCGACGATCGCGCTGGGCATTGCCGGCGCCCCCGGCAAGTACCGCGCCGCGGCAACCTACACCTCTGCGGACACGGCGACGTGGCTCGGCCTGAACGCAACCGTCATGGCCGAACTCCAGGCGCCGGAGCAGATCATCATGACCGTGGCCGCGGCGTCGCTGCCGTCCACCGGGCGCCTGGTGTTCGGGTTCCTCTACGCGCTCGACTGATGCCGGTCGCGCGCTGACTGACCGGGCGCGCACCTCTCGCGGGGTGCGCGCCCTTTTTCCACGAGGCGGGGTGCATGGCGAGTTCGGTTGTCGAGATCTGCAATCGTGCCCTCGACGCCATCGGTGTGTCTCCGATCACCGCGTTCGGCGAAGAGACGAAGGCCGGCGGCCTGTGCCGGCGCTTCTATCCGCAGGTCCGCGACGAGATCATCCGTTCGCATCCGTGGAACTGCGCGATGGCGCGCGCGAGCCTGCCGGCGCTGCTGGCCGCCCCGGCGTGGGGCTACCAATTCGCTTACCAGCTTCCGGCCGATTGCCTGCGCGTGCTGGCGGTGAACGCCGACGACCCGTTCTGCCATCCGTGGAAGGTCGAGGGGCGCACCGTCGTCACCGACCGCGAGGCGCCGATCACGATCCTCTACCTGCGCCGGCTGGACGACAGCGGGTTCTTCGACCCGATGCTGGTGTCCGTGATCGCCGCGCGCCTGGCGATGGAACTCGCGCGCCCGCTGACGTCGGACAGCGCCCTTCGCAAGCAGATGGAGGACGAGTTCAAGGAGCGGCTGCGCGCCGCGCGCTCGGCGGATGGGCAGGAAGGGACGCCTGATCGCATCTACGCCGAGGAATTTGTCCAGGCGCGGCTCTGATGGCGCGCACGACGCTCCTCCAGACGAACTTTACGGCGGGCGAGGTCAGCCCGCGCGTGTTCGGCCGCACGGACCTCCAGCGGTACGCGAACGGCGCGGCCGAGATCGAGAACATGATCGTGATGGTGCAGGGCGCGGCGACGCGGCGCAGCGGCACCTACTACGCCGGCAGCGTGAAGGCGCCGGCGCCCGGCGGGCTGGATGATGCGCCCGAGCCCGAGCGCGTCCGCCTCGTGACCTTCGAGGTGTCCACGATCGCGGCCTATGTGCTTGAGTTCGGCAACGGCTACCTGCGCTTCTGGCGCAACCGGGCGCAGGTGCTGAATGCCGGCGTGCCGGTCGAGATCGTGACGCCCTACACGACGGACGACCTGCGCGACCTGCGGTTCCAGCAGAGCGCCGACGTGCTGTTCATCATGCACCCGTCCTATGCGCCGCGGCGGCTGTCGCGCGTGTCGGAGACCTCCTGGACGCTCGACCTCGCGCCCTTCGTCAACGGCCCGTGGCAGGATGAGAACACGTCCTCGATCACGATGACGCGGTCGGGTTCCACGGTGACGGCATCGGCGGCGGTGTTCACGGCCGGCGACGTCGGGCGGCTGTTCGCGCTGCGGGACGAAACCGGGTTGCGCGCCGCGGCGACGGCGTACTCGGTCGGGGATGTGTGGTTCGCGACCTACAACCAGACGTCGCGCCTGTACGAGGTGGTGGTCGCCGGCACCACTGCCGCCGAGGATCCGACCACGGGCATTGACCCTGGCTGGGACAAGGCATCGCCCACGGGCGAGAACGACGGCGTGCGGGACGGCACGGCGGTCCTGCGCTACTTCGGCCGCGGCAAGTCCTACTGGGCGTGGGGCACGATCACGGGCTTCACGTCCTCGACGGAGGTCACGGTGTCCTGGGCGGTGCTGCCGCCGGCGTCGCTGCCGACGCTGCGGTGGCG